CTTGAGCTGATCTCCAGCTCGTATCCGTAAAAAGGGTGGCTCTTGTACACCACCCCCGGGGTGCAACATTCAAGGCTCTTGCCTTCGCCCATGATCTGATCACGCTTTGCGGTTGCCCAACTGAACCCAGCATCACCGCCCCATAAGTCCCACGCTACACGACCGGGACTAGGGAAGCCATCTTCACCGGCGTTGAAGCCTTCGGCTTCCTTGTCTACTTCATGCCGTGAGAAAAAAGAATACATCCGCAAGATGGTGTCTTCGCTGAGTTTCTCGCCGTTCACGATTTGGTTAGCACGGGCAAGACCTACACGAGTCCCACCATCCATTCCTTCATCCTTCCAGCGCAAAGCACGTCGTGCTGCTTCGACCATGCCATTGTTAGGGATGTACTTTAGTGAGCGTACCGCTGGCTGTTCCTGCATGGTTGCTTGTGTCTCACCGATTTGAACAGGGATTGCCGTTGGATGCAGTACGCCTTCATCTTCCGGTATGGCTTCAAGACCAGCAATGCGCTTTGCTTCCGCACGGTCAATGATTCCAGCCTTGTAGAGTTTCTCTGCTCTGTCTGCTTCAGCTGCTAGGTCATCAGCCAGTGCCCTAACATTGTCAACGTTAAAGACGATGTAATCGCCTTCCTGCGTCTCTGGATACTCTGGCAAAAGGTCAGCCGTCAAAGCGTCAGAGATGGTACGCAGTAGAGGCACCATGCCGTCTTCCCATGCAGCCTGTTGCGCTCGCTCATAATTTGCATAGGTGCTACGCTCAAGACCAGAGCCAAGACCCAAGACCATAGGGTTGATACCAAGGGCAGAGCAGATACGCTCTTCAGGTACACGTCTCACGGAATCCAGAGCAAGTTCGGAAGGTGTAAGAGAAACACGATCCATCTTGTAGGGTCCAGTCATGACAACGATGCCACCGGAACCATCACCGCTTAGGTCTTCGTGTAGTTGTCGCTTCACCTGCCGTGCATCATCCATGCTGAGGTCTACGCTTGCGTCCTTTGCATCTGGTCCAACAATAAGCGATGGCATAGCGCCATTAGCAAGTAATCCCCAGGCTGTCGTGCTTGCAGTGTTATCGGTTGCAATCTCACGAAGTACAGCGGTAACCGGAGAACGTCCAAGGCGGATATCGCTAGGCTCCCTGCCGTACCGGATGTGAATGATGTCAGATACAGGGATGTCAAAAGAACGTCCATCAGTCGTGTAAACGTAGTGAGTTAGTGGGTTTGTACCGTTGCCTACTGGGCGTACCATGTCCTGCGGAAGGAACTGGAGAGCGGTAACCGTACCACGAGTGGATGAGCGTATCTTTCTAATGTAGGTGTTGCCGAATAGTTTGTAGTCCTGCACAACCCATGCCCAGAACAGAGAGCCCATAACCAGCGGATCAGGTTGTGCGATGAGCTGAAGGGCTGGATGCTCGATAGGCTCTGCTTGTTGCATATCAACCTTACGCATGACCTCTGGCGTAGCCTGTGCCCAGTTCCGGATGTACCAGTCCATGGCGGAAGCCACGACACCGTTTAGCCCTAAGTCTCCTGCTATCCTTGCCCAGTCTTTGGTGCTACCCGGTAACGCTCGGCGCAGTAATGTCTGTAACTGACCACTACCGTAGCCGGTTAGGTAGACATCACGAGACTGGGATAATGGGAGCGGGAGCATTGCGGTAGGGTTCGCAGCTGCTTTACGTCCTAGGAAACGGTCAAAGATACCCATATCCACAGTATCCCACAGGACTAGACCGCACCCCAGCCACGCTTAGATCCGCATACCTGCCAAGCATAAGCCAGAGCATCCACGACGTCATCATGCCGACCAACCGGGAAGGATAGTAGTTCATCCTCAAAGTACGCCGGGAGCCCTTGACAATGCATGACCTGAGACTGCTCGTAGCGGGCTTCCAGAGGCGCAAAGCGGGTCACCTTGTCACGGTCTGGGCGGATGCCACGGATGGGCAGTTTGGTACGCCGTAGAAGCTCCTGCACTACAGCCGCTTGATACTGCACTTGTTCTATACCGATCATGCTAGGCTTCCACTTATCCGCCATGGCTTCGATGAAGCGTAGCACGGAAGCAAAGTCTGCACGGGTGCGGTTTACGTCTCTAACGTAGATTGTGCCGTCTTCTGACCTACTGATAACCACAACGCCGGTGTAGTCTGCTTCACTCTTGGTACTGATAGCAAGGTCAACACCGATGTAGGTGGGCAAGCCTTCTGGGCAGTCACCGTAGCGCAACCATTCACGCTTGATTCTTGCTCCAGCTGCATCAACAAACTCGGCTAGATACTCCTGTCTAAAAGCGATGCTCGGCAGTGACTCACCCGCCTTGTCTACTTCGGTTGCATCTATCCACGGGTTAGCGGTCGTAGGCATCTGCCATGCCATCCAGTCTTCATCCTGACCAGCCATGCCGTATAGAGTCTTGAAGTAGTTAGAGCCCTTGGGAGTGCTGAGAAAGAATGCATCGCCCTTGTAGTCGGTTAGTGTTGGGCGTATGGCTTCAGTCCAGGCTTGTTCTAGATGCCTAGCCATGGCGGCTTCGTCGATGATGACCCGCTTATACTTTCTTCCACGAGCAACCGTTGAAGGGTCATCAAGAGTCCAGTAATCAATCGCTGCCCCGGTAATGAGTTCGATGCGTGGAGCCGGTGTCTGCACAGCTCGCCGTATCACAGGCTGGTAGATGCGCTTGTGATCGTTGTATGCCTCTTCTAGGAGCCTGTAGGTTGGAGCAAACCAAGCGCAGGGCAAACCATCCCGGAGAACCGGATCAGATAAAAGGTTTCCACCTAGGGTTGTCTTTCCAAAGCGTCTACCTACTCAGCCACAGGCAAGGACGTTATAACGCCTTGCCTGTGCCAGTATTACCTTTTGTCCTTCATGTGGTCGAGGGAGAACCAATCGAATGTCAGGCATCAGTTGCCTTGTCTGCGTACTCCACGATTACCTTGACTGGGCTACCGTCTGCGCCGGTCTGTTCTACTCGGCTAGACCACTCGGCTTTGTGCTTGCGTTCAAGCCACCACGCAGCAGCTTGCCATGTTGTGTCAGCTGCCTTTTGAATGATAGCAACATTGCGTACCTCGGCATCGCCTTCTGCTTTCTTTATAGCGTCCGAGAATTCCGGAATGTCCTTCAGCCAGACGGCAAATGTATCCTCAGAAATGCCAGCATAAGCGCAAGATGCACGGCGGGTATTACCTGCCCTAAGTGCTTGTGTGATGCGCTGTACTACGTCTTCGTTGTACTTGTATGGCTTACCCTTCATCTAGTACCGCCTTCTGCCCTGTGGCATTTTCCCATCGCTGAATAATGACATCGCAATACTTAGGGCTTATTTCCATCCCATAGCATTTGCGCCCTAACTGCTCAGCGACAATAAGTGTCGTACCTGAACCGAGGAATGGATCACTGCATATATTCCAATCACCCATAAAATTAGCAAGTTCGTTTATAACCGTAACGGCTTTTTGAGTTGGATGTACACGATCTTCTCCCTTTTCTTTGGCTGTAAATCCGGTCCAAAGATGCCGAATAATGATTCTCTTTTTGTGTGGGAATATCCAACATTCTTCGAAATGATTTTGTGGACCAGCAACCGTATGGTGTGGTTGCTTATCCCATATCAACCAACTGCCACCTTTGGGTAATGTTTCGTAAAACCAACCTCCACCCCAAACTGCCATTTTTTCACATTGCCACAGAGTCAATATTGGCTCAAAGTCAAAGTCTGCATCATCACCAATAACAGCATCGTAGGTTTTTCCCCCTCTTGGCATCTTGCTGTAATCAGTGTTTAAGCGCATTCCATATGGAGGGTCTGTTAATAATAAATCAGAAACAGCACCATCCATCAGCCGTGCCACATCATCAGCCTTGGTACTGTCACCGCAAAGCAATCGATGCCTACCAAGAATCCAAAGGTCTCCCGGCTTGCATCGTGTCTCGACTTCCTCCGGTACTTCGTCTGGATCGGTTAGCAACTCGGCAGGGTCAGCAGTACCAGCCAACTCATCAATCAAAGCATCGAGGTCAGCTGCGCCATACCCTGTACCTTCCAAGCCGATAGGCGTGTTGGCAAGCTGAGCCAGGATGTCGGTTATCTTGGTTGTGTCATCTTGCCCGATACGGGTAGTCCGGTTATCAACAACAAGGATGCGTAGCTCTTCTTCTGGTGTAACATCAACCCATTGAACAGGTACGGTTTCCCAGCCTAGAGCCTTTGCAGCCATCACCCTGTGATTTCCGGCTAGGATGTGCTTTGTGCTCAGGTTAGCCACCACAGAGCCGTACCAACCGTTTACCGCTAGGCTCTTCTTGATGGCTTCCACATCGCCGTTGTTAGCGTTGCGTGGATGATGCTTGAGCAGGTCAATAGCGACCTGCTCAATCTCCTTATTGATTACTCGATTTGCCAAGGTTAGCCTTTTCTTTCTCTGCCATCTGCTGGACTAAAACAAAGATTGCTTTATCCATGTGCCATGTTTTGCCTTGTTCTTGCAATGCTGGGCACTGCTTTAACTGTGTAAAGATATCCTTTGCCGGGTTTCGTAATCTAACGCTTGCCATTTAGATTAGCCTCGATTTCTTCTTTGGTTGCCCATATGAGGGCATCTTTCATTTGACGCTCTGAGATGCCTTGCTGTTTCGCCCTACGCTTCACATCAGCGTATAACCAGCGTGTGTACATCTCATTGTAGACAGCCAAGCACCCAGCGCCCAGCAGGATTCCAAGGGCAAAGGTAATTATTCTGCTACCTCTTCTTGTTGTGGCTTTTTTTCAATGCACCAGTCATTTACTATTATCATTGCTCGGCTTATTCGAGATACAAGCCTCCAGCCAATGATGTTGACGTGTTTTGCAATTCTGTATTTGACCTGTTGAATCATCCCTCCACCAGCTTTTCAATCAGTCCGTGTAGTTCAGTTGCAGCATCTGTAATCAATAGTTCAGGTGCGATTTCATTGGTGTATAACGGCATGGTGAAGATAATGCCACATGGAAACTCAGCTTGTCGGTATACAAGATTCCAGTGTGTGCTATTGATGCGCTCAATGCTCAATGTCCTGTCCAAGTATGAAATGGTCATTTCATCTTTAGGGTCTTTGTTTTCAAGCATCCATTGTCGCTGCATCCAAACGAGTTGCCGAGCGTACATCTGAAACTGCGTAAGGTCTACGTTTTGATACGTCGGCAATGCTCGGAACGTATCCTGAATGTCTTTTAGTGTCATTTCAATATCTCCCATGTCGTGTACAGCGTAACGCCGTGAATAAGTTGATCAAACCCGATGATGTTCCAGAACTTCTCCATGTCACCATTCTGGTATGCCTTGGTGCTTTCCCTGCTGGTGATGTAGTCGGTCAACCAGTGCAGTAGACCGTTGACAAGTACATATTCGGCAAACTTCCAGACATCTACATAGTTACCGGTTGCAAAGTGTACTAAACCTGCAATGAGGAAGGTAGCCACGTATAGCAGGACGTGTATAGACAGAGACTTGTTGCATTTGGACTTTGTCTCGGCGATGTGCCTCGATTGCATCCGAAAGTCTGCCACGTAATGAATCATCAGGATAAACGGAAATGAGAAGTCGCTCATTCTGTCACCGTCCAGTGCGGGAGTCGTTTATCAAACGTCATGCGAGCTTTCTCCATGAGTATGCCCATAACCTTTTCTCTTGAGTCATTTTTCATGCAAGAAGCTATGGCAGCGAACCAATAGTAAACAGTCCCCATGATTTTAGACCAAAGCCACCAAACGAAAGCACCGAGTAAGACGCTTGCTGGGTCAATGCGTGAAGGGTCAAACGTAATCATTGTTTCACCCATCCGCTCTGTGGATCAATCGCAACCAGTGCCCAATCATTAGCAAACAAATCACCAGGGGATAGGCTCAACTCTTCCAGCTGTGTTACCCGTCCTTTAGGTCCATGCAGTTCAAAGACGTTCCAGAGTTCGGAATACCGCAGGAATACGGAGCCTCCCCAGTCTTCCCGCCATACTGCGTTCCCACCACCAGCCATCAAGGCTTCCACCACTTCTCCAAATCTCATCGTATTACCTCCCAATCATCCCTATGGTTTCCATCTTCATCAAACAGGTCTCGCATTATCATGACAAAGCTCTGCCAGCGTCTCC